GTGATCAAGTTCCTGCGCGAAGAGATGGGCGTGAAGAAAATTCGCTTCCCTGAGCAGTGCGGTATCGGCGTTAAACCGTGTTCAGAAGCGGGCACCAAACGTCTGGTGCGCGCGGCAGTGGAATACACCATCACTAACGATCGTGATTCACTGACCCTGGTTCACAAAGGCAACATCATGAAGTTCACCGAAGGTTCTTTCAAAGACTGGGGATACCAGTTAGTGAAAGAAGAGTTCGGCGGCGAACTGATCGACGGCGGCCCGTGGATGAAGTTCAAAAACCCGAACACCGGCAAAGAGATCATCGTTAAAGATGTGATTGCTGATGCGTTCCTGCAACAGATCCTGCTGCGTCCGGCTGAGTATGACGTTATCGCCTGTATGAACCTGAACGGTGACTACATCTCTGACGCTCTGGCAGCGCAGGTTGGCGGTATTGGTATCGCACCAGGCGCCAACATCGGTGACGAGTGTGCGCTGTTCGAAGCGACCCACGGTACAGCACCTAAGTATGCAGGTCAGGATAAAGTGAACCCAGGTTCAATTATTCTGTCCGCAGAAATGATGCTGCGTCACATGGAGTGGTTCGAAGCGGCTGACCTGATTGTTAAAGGTGTTGAAGGCGCTATCGCTAACAAGACTGTGACTTACGATTTCGAACGCCTGATGGATGGCGCTAAGCTGCTGAAATGTTCAGAGTTTGGTGACGCGATCATCGAAAATATGTAATCAGTTTTACGAAACATATAGCCAACACGAATGTAAAAATCGTGTTGGCTTTTTATTTCACGCCTTCTTTCCCCAAAACTTCCCCAAAACTCTTCCCCAAAACTGTCTATAAAATCACCGTCACACAGCAACCACAATCCAGTCTTTGCCTCGATCATCGTTATAGCGATCAGTCATTTTCTGAGTCTTATGGCCGAGTAATTTTTGAGTGTCCACACCCTGTTCACGATACAGACGTTCCGATAGCGAACGCTGCTCATGAAAGGTAGGTGCTGCACCTTCATCCCATGACAGCCCACAGTGATTCCTGGCCTTTTTGAACGTCGTTGTAATAGAGCTGGCAGAAACCTTATTACCCCGGACGGCCTGAGAGGTTGAGTGACGGAAATGGACCAGATATTTACTCACCACAGCGTCCCGGCATTGAGCGATAACCTCTCTGAGTGAGATATCAATAGCCATGCACCTCAAGCTCAGAGGAATGGCAACACGGCAGCCGGTTTTCTCCTGAGTAACATGCAGCATGTCGTCCCAGATGTCCGAAAATTGCATATTAGAGATATCGCCTATGCGCTGGCCGGTGACCAGAGCTAATAGCATTGCGCACTGAAGATAGGGCGGGTGATCCCCTGCAGCGCTGAATATGGCTTGCCACTCATCCAGTGAAAGACGCTGACGTACTACCCGGTTACGTGGTTGTTTGGTGGCCTGCGCTGGGTTGTAGCCGGGGGGAACGTGCCCAGCGTGCTGGGCCTCTTTGAACACATCAATGATCGCCATCCTCACTACCTGAGCCATTCGGTTATGGCCTTCGGCTTTAATAGCATCGACTATCTCTGCGACCTCTAACGCGCCAACGTCCTTTAAATACATCATCCCGCAATTCTGGCGTAATAATTCGACCGGCTTCTTTTTCTGCTTCACGGAATTTATTTTTATCTCCCCTGACTCAAGACGCTCCTGCTGTACCTCAAGGTAACGATCAAGCCAGGTTGTGACGGTGATAAATTCCCGCGACTCCCGCATTTTTGCGATCTTCTCGTTAATGCTGAGTATTTGCCGGGTCCGCTGTTCTGCAATAATGGCGTTTGCTTCATTTGCGACCTGCTTCGCTTCATCAGCATTGGTTCCCAAGCTGTGAAATTTGCCAGTGATAGGGTGCTTATATTGCCAATACACACGACCAGTGCGTTTATCCAGCTTTGAATAAAGGTTGGGGATTGTAATGTTATGGGTGCGCGGTCTTGCAGCCATCCTCGATAATCCTTCTCAATTTTGGGTTTGCTGTCGGTGCTAATTTCGGTGCGGCGAGAATCCCGGTAAATCGTGCCTCGCGATCAATCATCCATTTCCGGCCAACCTTTACCGCTGGAGGGGCCATCATTCTGCCTTTTGCATACGCCTTTAAAGTGCGCACGCTTGGAGCCTCATTTCCAAATTCATCTTTAGCCCAATCCTCAAGGCTAACCATTCTGGACATAATCAAACCTCATTACCGGACATTATTATTCCGCCATACCGATTAGCGCAGGGCCATTACTGCTTCCATCAACTCCATGAAACACCTTTGCGTGCTTACCTTCCTGGTAGCCGAGATATTTAGCATGAGAGGTGCCGTCATCATCTTTACTGTTACGGGTCTTGGCTTTACCCATGCCCTCATCTCTCAGTTTCTCCGCGTAGGCACTCATTTTGGCCTCCTGCTTTTCATCGATGACCAGCTCTTTCACTGCGTGATACGCACCAGAGGCCCAGCCCTCACAAAATTGGTCAGCTAATGCCGCCTTACGTTTTGGGGCAAGCCAGCTCTCGCAGTGCTCGTTGATGAATTTTTTTCGCGCCTGCTTAATCTGGCGTGTCAGAACGTCGAAAATGTACGCAGCTGCAACATCACGGTTATCCAACCCGTAAAAACTAACGACGCGTTTGTAGCGGTAGCCAGAGGTTGCTCTCCAACCTACAAGGCACTTAACAGCGAACGCCTTTTCTATGGTTGTAGTCAGGTAGATCATGTAAAGAGGTAGTTTCTCTGCATCACTTGGAGAGCTTTTGCTCTCACTGGTGCTGATTTCAGAGAACACGACCTCTGATTCACTCAGGCCATGCTCTCGCATAAATGCCTGCGCCTTTGACATGGCGCTGGCAGCTTCTGCAGGGCTGCTGGTGTTCTCTGCAAGACGCATCAATTTCTGGATTTTGGAGAGGTATTTCTTTTTGGCTGCAGCATCCATCACTCACCATCCTTGACGATTTCATTCACTGAGATAGGCGCGATGCTATCCAGCAGCAGGCGGGCGCGTGTTCCTCCTGCACCCCCACGGCGGCCAGTTTCTTTGTAGTAATACTCTTTGCCGCTAACTACCCAAGTTGTGGCGCTCTGATGCAATCTGACCTGTTTTTTCCCGGTGATCGTGATCACTGTTCCGGTATGAGTTTTCACTGTCATTTTTCACCACCCTTACCGGCGCGGAGTTGGGCTGCAATTTCTTCGCAGACATGCGTGAGTGCGCAGAGGCTTATCGCGGGATGTGCCTTAACCCTCTCAACACCCTCAGCCCGCACAGAGTTAAGGTAGGCGTCGGTGGCTGACTGTTTCAGCACCTGCATGGCGTCGTATAGCAGTGACTGTGCAGGATTCGGTGAATTCTGTATGGCGTGATAACCCGCCGCACTATATTGGCCTATGAGGCGATCAATGATTTCGCATCGCGCCGCATTCTCAGCTGCTAGCGCGTCACGCTCTGATTCAAGAGCAGAGTAGCGTTCATAACTTACATAACGACCCGCTTTGTGCTCTAACATTCCCCGCAAACCATTATGGGAATAACGTTTAACTTCACTCATCCCTGACTCCTTAACCCATACATTCCATGTAAATCCCACTGGCAATCAGTCGGGCGCGCCTCCTGCTGAACAGGGCAGGAACATACATGCGAGCGGGGTGGGGTCAGTTTGGTGCGCGTGGTGCGCTTCAGGTTGAGCTGCGAAACCAGCCTCGGTGTGTAATCGCCAGGAGTATTACAGATGAGGCGTGGTCGGGGGTATTCGTCGAAAATTTCAGTTATCAGGTCGTCGATGTCCTGGATCATAATCGTTTCCTCGATTATGGCTGGTGGGCTACTGCAATAGCCCACTGCCGTTTCTCCACACTAAAAAAAAAATTGTAAGAGGGCGCAAACTCATATGGTTGAGAGCGTCCTTTCTCAAAGGAGTTTTATGACAAAACGGATGTTCGCATTTACGGACGAAATGGTCAATAGCATTTGTTCGCTTTTACGGACGCAGGGCGGGTGGGGCCATTTCTATGGCCATTTTTGAGTTGTCAATTTAAGGGGAGTGTTATGGCAGTTTTGTTTGAACTGATATGCCAGTAGCAACGATCTGAGAAAGCGATTCCAGCTCAATTGTTTTATAGCCAGAATTCATCGGAGCCAGGTAGGCGCTGGGACCGTCAATCACTAGTTTTTTTATTACCGTTGAATCGCCAACGTTAGCCAAAACAATTTGACCTGATTTAGGTGGTTTATTGGGATCAAAAATAACGATGGCACCCTCTGGGATGAGTCCAGCCATTGAGTCATTATCCATTTCTACAGAGAACGCATGGGGGGATACGTCATCAGTAACGGCTGTCCATTCTGAAAATTTGGGATTTTGATTCATGAGATTTCTCCAGTCCCCCGCCTGCGCCAGCGAGACTAGAGGGATTTTCTGAAGCGACCGTTGATCTACCTCACCCCTGTTATTCCTTTGTGAGTAGTTTCCGCCATTTATTAACCATGTTTCCGTTACGTTCAGAATCTTGGCTAATTTGGGAATGTGTGTTGCAGAGGGGTTATTACCGCCATTGACCCATTGGCTAACGGTGCTTTTTGATGCTCCCGTTCCTGTCACTATATCTCTGCTGCGCAAATTGAGTTCCTGCATTTTGCTGACAATGCGATCACTAATGGTTTGTGGAAATTGCTGCTTCATGGTTGTCCGTTTTTCTGAACTATTAATGTTTGAATTATTGACCAGATAACATCCGTTCGCTTAAACTCAATTTGTTCGCTTTTACGGATGAGAGGGTTATGAATAAATCTGAGGTTTTGAATTATTACGGTGGAGTTACAGCAACAGCGCGATTCCTGAACATTGCAAAATCCAGCGTCAGCGGTTGGTCAGATCCTATCCCATGGAAATTTGCGCTGCTGATTTCCGAGATTACAAAGAACGAACTCAAATTCGTGTCCAGCGATTATCCCGAACTGGTGTCGCTATTTGAACCACAGCAGGAGGTTGTCAGCCGTGGGTAATGAACCGAAATGGAAAGCAGATCGCCAGCCAGCTTGGATGATTACGGCGATCCGCAAAACAATCGCCGGTCTGGCTGGTGGATATTCCGAGGCCGCTGAGATTCTGGATGTTACCGAGGACGGCGTTCATAACAGGCTGCGCAATGGTGGCGATCAGTTGTTTCCGATTGGCTGGTCGATGGTGTTGCAGCAGGCAGCTGGTAGTCATCACATCGCAACAGCCATAGCGAAAACCTCTGGCGGCGTGTTCGTGCCACTACCGGATGTCGAGCTGGTGGATTACGGCGATATCAATCAGCGACTGCTGGAGGCTATCGAACAGATCACCCGGTACTCACAGCAGGTGAGGGCGGCTATCGAGGATGGAGTAGTGGAGCCGTACGAACGCGAGATCATCGACGAGGAGTTACACCGTGCTATTACCAAATTACAGGAGCACACGACGCTGGTTTATAGGGTTTTCTGTGCTCCAGAAAAGTGAAAGCGCCAGGTTGCAGCCCGGCGCTTTCGGCGACTACATCAATTAGTGTGGAGAAATAATCGCGTGAATAATTTAAACAGATCCCCGGATTTTCCGCAATTCCGTTGCCTGCCCATGAGGGGCGGACGCAGTCGGCAGCCATTCCGTTATGTGTCGAATTTACAGGGCGCGAGCAATTTAGTCACCCGCGACTACATAGAGCGAGCTGTGGTTGACTACCTCAGAAAATCAAATCAATCAGGGGGCTAAATGCCCCAGCTATCAGACGAAGTTATTCAGCCGTGGGTCGCGCGCTATGCCGATCTACGCGGTGTGATTGTTGAAACCATAGGCGTTGATGTCACGAATAACCGGGTGCTGTTCAGGCGTCCAGGTTACCCGTACGTTTGCGTCCAGCCCCGCAACCTATGGGGTCAGAAGTTCAGGAGAGTTAGTGATGAGCGTTAAATTGTCTGCATACGTCTGGGACGGTTGCGCGGCGTCAGGTATGAAAATCACCAGCGTGGCCATCATGGCGCGTTTGGCTGATTTCTCCAGTGATGAGGGTATCTGCTGGCCGTCAATCGCGACCATAGCCCGTCAGATTGGCGCAGGCTCCAGCACGGTGCGCACCTCGATACGCAAATTAGAAGCCGATGGCTGGCTGACCAGCACTACGCGGCGTAAGGGGAACCGTAACACGTCGAATATATATCAGCTGAACGTCAGGAAACTGCGTAATGCGGCCTATGCTCACCAGCCAGAATCTGACACATCAAAATCTGATGCATCAGAAACTGACACATCAAAATCTGACTCGTCAAAATCTGATGCATCAAATTATGACCCCTCAAATTTTGACCCGTCGGAATCTGGCAAAAATCCGGGTTTTCACCCGCCAGAATCTGGCGACGATCCGTCAGTAAATTCAAAACATGATCCATTAGATAAAAAACCTATATGTCCTGGAGCTACGCCCCCGGACGTTTTGCCTGTGGATAAACCCCTGTCTGGTGATTCAGACGCGGTGGTGTACAGCCCCAAAAGAACCATGTGGGGCAGCGAGGAGGATCTGAAGTGCGCGCAGTGGATATGGGAGCAAATCATCCACCTCTACGAAAAGGCCGCCGAGACTGATGGTGAGCTGGCAAGACCAAGAGAACCGAACTGGAATGCTTGGGCTAACGATGTGCGCCTGATGTGCTCACAGGACCAGCGCACCCACTACCAGATTTGCAAGATGTTCAAACGTGTTCAGAGCGATCCGTTCTGGTGCCGGAACATCCTCAGCCCGTCAAAGCTCCGCGATAAATGGGATGAGCTAGTACTCAGGCTCGGCCCGGTTCAGCGCTCAATCACAGACATTTCACCAGTGGATTACGCCACCCCAGAAGGGTTTCGCGGTTATTAAGGGACATCAAAAATGACTACGCTATCGAAAATTTACGACAACAAATCTAAAACTGAAACGAACATCACTACCCGTAAAACCTACCTGCTTGGCGTTGATGAACTCTATGTCGAGATTGGTTACAACATCCGGGAAATCGATCAGACCCATGTCGAGGAATTTCGCGATGCCTATATCGCTGGTGAGCATGTGCCTCCGCTCGCTGTGCAGGTAACAGAGCAGGGCATAAAAATCATCGATGGCCACCACCGTTACTACGGGGCCAAACTGGCAAAGGAGGCCGGTTATGCCATCCGCCTGGAATGCAAAGACTTCATAGGCAGTGAGGCGGATCGAATTGCCTTCATGGTCACATCCAGTCAGGGGCGCGCACTGGAACCATTGGAACGAGCAGCAGCATATCAGCGTCTGATTAATCAGGGCTGGGAACCGGCGCAGATTGCCAAAAAAGTGAAACGGTCAATCACGGACGTTGAAAACCATCTGGCGTTGCTGACATCTGGCGATGAGTTGATCGCAATGGTTAAAAACAAAGAGGTTGCAGCCACTACTGCTGTCGCGCTGGTTCGTGAGCATGGTGCGTCAGCTGGCAGGGTAGCAAAGACGGAACTGGAAAAGGCAAAAGCTTCAGGCAAGAAAAAATTGACTAAATCCGCTGCCATGCCACAGGTCAGTACCAAACATGCTCGCTATCTGGTGGAGCTGCTAACCAAACACTGCCAGGCAGAGGAAGGACAGGAGGCCGCATGCGTTACCCTGACGTTTGAAACTGACCTGCAGGCAGCAGAACTGATGGATATCATCCAGCTCGCCAGAGAGTATTAAGGAGTAACCGCGTCAAACGGCAAAGAACCACCCGCATCGACTGAGCCAGAAAGCGACGAGGGTGATGACCTGCCGCTGTTGAAAAACGAAATCCTGAAGCAAAGCGGTGTTGAGGTCTGAGCATGCATTCAGGCAGCGTTCAAAATGAAATCCCAATACACCTACGCATAGTCTAAATACGCGCACACCTGGGCAGTAGACTCCTTGGAGCACACTGAGATCGTAATCGCCCCGCAGGAAACTATCCAGACAGCTATGCGTTTCATCCAGCAGCACCAAGACGAACAGGAGATCAAACAGTGTTTATATGAGCTACATGATGATTCAGACTTGTTTGCTGATTAGCTATAGCGTTCTAAAGCAGTGCTATTAGAATCGCGCATTGATATATCAATCATTATTCAGGAGTTCATCGAGCTAGATGAAAACAATAATCATAATTTTAGTAAAACACCGGGTTGTTGAGTGGCTTACTCGATAATAGTTAGCAAGGGAATGATTTCAATTGATACGTATTACTGCATAGAAAATGAACTAGGTAATGCTCTAACTACTAAATTTAGTAGGGGCTTCAACTTTTTTTTTGCTTGTAACAAAACATTAAGAAATGTTATAAAACATCTGCCTTAGGTGTAGGCCTAAGGGTGATGTACAGGTTGTCAATCTCCGGCCAGCAAACTTTGCTGCACACCGACAAGAGGCTGATAAACAGGTGGACGATGCTCATAATAGTCTCCATTAAGCTGATTACATTATACAGTGTTTCTAACATTTGCGGTGAAATGCTCAATTAGCGTTATTTGCTAAGCGTGTATGAGAAGGTTGGATAAAGACCACTTTGTTAAGCCGGGGCAACGTTCTATTGAATGGCCGCAGTTCGAAGTTGCCCCGGTTTCACAATCTTAGAGCTTCTAAATAATGAAATCAAAAGACCATCCATGGTATAGAAAACGTGGTTATCTGCATTTCGATAAGCCTATATCTGAAGAGCATGCTTTAAATATTGTTACTAATGCTAACTATGTGGAATCTCATTCTTTCCTTCCTTTTCTAACTTTTACCTCTACAACTTATAAAATTATACAGGACAAATCAACAAAGAAGATTTCTAGAGAGTCTAAAGATAGGGGAATAGCATATGCCTCTCATGTCGATAGTCACATATATTCTTATTACGCAGCAATTCTTAGCGAGTTATATGAGTATGAGATTGAAAAGAATGGCATATCAAGAAATGTATTGGCGTTTAGAACATTAAACAAAAGTAATGTGGATTTTGCTTATGAAGCATTTAATGCAATATCTCGCCGTGGTGATTGTAGTGCAATAGCATTAGATTTAACTAAGTTTTTTGACACGCTCGATCATAATCTTTTAAAGGATGCATGGTGCAGATTGCTTTCCACTGATAAGCTTCCAAACGATCACTATGCAGTTTTTAAATCGATCACAAAGTTTTCAAGAGTTGATAAACATAAAGTTTATGAATTAATGGGTATATCTAAAAATAATTCAAAGCATACTAAGAAAATCAGAAAGCAAATATGCACTTTCAATGAGTTCAGAAATACCATTAGAGTTAAAGGTTTAATTACACCTCACTTGGACAATAAGGGTATACCTCAAGGATCTCCAATTAGTGCACTTTTATCTAATGTTTACATGCTAAACTTTGATATTGAAATGAAAATGTATGTGGAAAGTGTAGGTGGGGAATATTTCAGGTACTGTGATGATATGCTTTTTATTGTCCCCTCAGAAGAAAAAAATAAAGTTGCTGGCTTGGCCGAACAAAAACTCAATGAGATGAAAGCCTCACTAAATATTAAAAAAACTGAAATTAGAGAGTTTTCATTAGGCGTTAACAAGATTAACTGTGACAATCCTCTGCAGTACCTGGGTTTTATATTTGATGGAAATAATATTTATATACGGTCATCTGCACTGTCACGTTATTCTGACAGGATGAAGAGAGGTGTTAATCTCGCCAAGGCTACCATGATTAGGAAAAATAAAATAAGAAAATCCAAAGGCCTTTCTGGTAAAGAGTTATTTAAAGAAAAAGTGTACGCGCGATACTCCCATGTTGGGAAAAGAAATTTCTTAACTTATGGATATAGAGCGTCGAGGATAATGAATTCAGCATCAATTAGGAAGCAGCTGAAACCTCTATGGGAAAGATTGCAAAAAGAAATAAGTAAATGAATTAGTTTGCTGCTGTGACATCTGAAAACCTTATAAGGAAAATCAATTAGATTCTTTCTTATAATGGCGGTTTTTATTTTAGATGGCTTGTCTGTTTATAATTTCATGGCCAAAAAGGAAAGGTAACATGCTAAATAAAAACTTCTGCATAATCGAAAAAAGTAGCTCAGAAAAACCTTTAGATAAGCCACATAAAGATAAAGTCGCACAAGACTACTTTCAAGAAATTACACCTAATAAATATATTAAGACAATCCTTAATGACCCGAATAAAGTCTATCTAACTAACAGGGATGTAGAAGTTCTCAAAGAATCATATGATAAAGCTCACGACATTCGTAAATTTGAAATAGAACTATATTGGAAGAGAACAGCATATGTTTGGACACTAATAGCTTCACTTATAACCGTAACAGGTTTGCTTCTTGCTGCCTATTATAGACTTCCCTCAGAATCTGAGGGGAGAAATGCATTGCTGGGAGTGGTTGCTCTTATTGCAGTATTAGGCGTGTTAATAACAGTTATCGCTTCAAAAATAATTCTGGGAGGAGAGTATTGGCAGAAAAACTGGGAGTATCACGTCAGCTTATTGGAACCTTTATTCTCTGGTCGTATCTATAGTACTTTAGTCAATCTAAAAGAAAAGCGTCATTCAATTTCAAAATTAAATAGGGCTCTTTATTTTCTCTTTTTAGGTGTCTGGTTGTTAGTGGCTGAAGGTGTCTATTTTGTTGTTTTCCCAAACACAGACAAAAATAACTCATTTATTTTATTGGTTGCTTTCTCATTTTTAGTGCTAATCACTTCATATATAATTGATCTCTGGACGTTTAGAAAGCCAGGGAAATATCAGGTTTCAATAGCCAGCTGGGAGATAGAATTCAAAAATAATGATGCAGTAGCTTCTAGCTCAACTGTTAAAAAAATTAATACTAAAATGGATTTTTTTAATAGAGTTAAGGCTTTTATTACTGAGGTGTTAAGGTTTATTTTGCTTTTGACTTTGGTTTTAATTTCATTGAGTGTGCTTTACAATATGCATATGGAATAAATTTAAAAATATTATAGAATAACATGTTACTTAAAGAGCAGGCTTAACAAGCCTGCTCTTTAAGTTTTTTGTGCGTATTGATGTTAGATATAAAAACAATATCAATGATGAATTATTAGTGTTGAGGGTTTATAATAACCACATCGATCATTATATGCATGCGTTATCTAGAATCATTACTCTTATAAATTTAATAGTGGAGGTTAATACTTAAGAAATATCAAAACTTAATTGTGATACTGCTTTGCAGAGCGCATCACGATGAGTTGCACAGGGATGTGAGGGCGTTTGAGGAGAAATGCCGCAGCAAGATAGTGTTGCTGTTTCGGTTCCTTGATTACGCCATAGTAGTTGGCGTTATAGGTTCAGTTAAAAATTAATAGTGTGGAGATAATAATGCGTGACATGACACAGGTTTTGGATTTGTGGGGTGCCTGGGCAGCCAGTGATAAGAGTGGTGTCGATTGGCAACCTATTGCTGCAGGATTTAAAGGTTTATTGCCGCATGGTAAAAGAAATAGGCTGTCTTGTAATGACGATGAAGGGATTTTTATTGATAGTTGCGTTGCTAAACTGAAAAAATTTAAAAAAGATGAATATGAGTTGCTTGTGGCTCATTTTGTTTTAGGGATTTCATTACGGGCTATTTCAAAAAAAAGAAGATGTTGTGATGGCACGATAAGAAAGGAACTTCAAACTGCCATAGGATTTGTAGAAGGATGCATGTGCATGCTTCAGTAAAAGTGATTGGCTCACTGTTAACGTGAGCCTGATTAGTTAAGCAGTTTTAGATGGTGCGTTTTTTATTTTTAGTTTATTGGCTGCTTCAAAAACCAAATCATCATTACTTCTGGTGTATCTAACGTAGTTCTCTTTTTCATTTGTAAGCTTCAAAAGAAGCATGTAGAGGGATAATTTGGAATACAGCATTGCCTCTTCGGCTGATTCTGCTTTGGAGTTGCTTGTTTTATAGCTTTCCAGGACAAGGCCGTATGATTCATTGATCGAATCTTGTAGCCTTATTACGTTCTTAATCGAAAGGCGCTGTTCACGCGTTAATAATGGGTAAAGTAAATTAATATTTTCTGTGAGAAGCAACAAGTCAACTTTTGCAGGTAATGAAAGAAGAACTGTTTTTTCACTAGATATTTTTCGATTAGATATGCTTTTGTCAGTTTTTTTTATTGAGTCCATAAGGGTTGTTAGCTCATCATTGAGCTCGGTCCATACCTCTTCTTTCAATAGTTTAGCTTTCCTTCTTTCCTTTAATGTCTCTACCCAGGGGGTTGCAAGAATGCCAGCGATAAAGGTCACAATTGGGATGAAATACTTAATGTCGTCCATTTTTAAATTCGCTTATAAGGGAAAAAAATATCTTAGTACAAACGCTAACGCGTACGCAAATTTTTGTGTAATGTGATAAGAGTGACTTCTGCACAGTACTTCTTGTTATCGTCAATTCAACCCAAATTTTATTGCTGTTAAGCCTAAAGTATCAGCATCAGAGGGGCATTAACCCTTTTGATTATCTTTGTCTGAGATAATTATTACGCGGTTTCATTTAGCAGTAAGAAACGTTAGCTGCGCCATGAGATCAGCTATTGGACACATATTATTCATGTAACCTTCATTTTTAGGAGTTACAGCAGACGTTTAGAGACATCAATCAGCTAATCGAGTAAATCAGAGTTTATTAATTATTAAGAGGGGCCGCTAATGGCTGAGCCATTAAGCACTGGCGCTACGGCAACCGTAGCTGGCTGGGGCATTGTCACGTCTGCGCTGGTGGGATTTATCACCTCTGTAGATTACTCAATCGCGTTCGGTGCGTTTGCCGGGTCGATGTGCTTTATCGTTACGGCCAGCGACCTGACGCGACGACAGATATTTGGCTATTTCCTGTTTGGCTATGCAGCTGGCGTCTTTGGTGCCGGATTTGTAGCGGACAAAGTAGAGGACTATTTCGATTATCGGGAAAAACCACTTGATGCTCTGGCGGCTGTCGTAATTTCCGCCGCTGCGGTGCAAGGCTATTTCTGGCTGAAAAATGGTGGCGTTTCAAAACTGCCATTCGTTAAAAAATGGCTGGGGGAGAAATCATGATTAGTAGCGATTTCCTGACAGTGATTGATGTCGCCATTTGCGCGGCTATTGCGTTGCGGCTGATGGCGTTCAGCAAAACAGGGCGAACACATAAACGCGGTATTTCGTGGATAGCTGCGGGTCTGATTCTGTTTTATGGCAATTTCGCATGGCTATGGGTGTTCGGGCAATACCACGCCAGCGGCTGGCCGGTAGTTGTAGCGAATGCATTTATCTGCGCGGCTGTATTTGCGGCGCGAGGTAATGTCGCACGCATTGTTTCATACCCACCACGGAGTAAAGGTGATGAGTAAAATCATTGAAATCCTCAATTTTGAGGAGGGCTATCGTGAGGCTCCCTATTGGGACACACGCAATTTTCCAACGGTTGCCGGTGGTATCAGGATTGGCCCTCAAAACGCACCAATCAGCCAGTACCAGTTTACCGTCCCACGTCGTGTTGGCGATGTCTGGAAACAATGCCTGGTAGATGCGAAAACCGCCTCAATGAATCGACAGCCCGCAATTGTGGCCGCGCTGGCGCAGTGTAACGACGCACGCCGCGACATTCTCTACAGCATGGCCTATCAGATGGGTGTAACAGGTCTGGCTGGCTTCACAAACACGCTGGGCATGATTGCACGCGGTGATTTTGCCGGTGCAGCTGGTGGAATGCTGAATAGTCTGTGGGCGCGCCAAACACCTAACCGCGCACGCCGTCAAGCTGAGGTCATGCGCACCGGCACCTATGACGCCTACAGAGGTTTGATCTGATGCAAACGCTAATAACCCTATTGGCCATAATCGCCGGTCTGGTAGTGGCCGCATTCGGGCTGGGTCGGCGTAGAGGCAAAAACGCAGCTGAAACCACAGCAGCAGCTGAGCGGGCATCTGTTCAGGCTAAGGATTCAGAAAAACACATTGAGGTACTGAAAAATGCTGTCGATGTTCAGCAGGATATTAACAGCCTGCCTGATGCTGGTGTGTCTGAGCGGCTGCGGGAACGGTGGCGGCGCGAGGGTGAATGATACCGGCTGTGAGTGGGTACGCCCCATCTATGTCAGTGACCACGATATCGATGTGATGACCGCCTCAACACAGCGACAAATTCTGATCCACAACGAAACGTGGAAACGGAACTGCACTGCGTCAAGTAACACTTATTGATAAAAGGCGCACATTGCTGCGCGCCCAAATTTTCTACTTCTCAATGGTAAAGTGGAAAGGAAGTTCGATATTCTTTAACATCATAACGCAATGAATCAACACATCACTTGCACGTGCATTATGTTTTTCAAGAATGGGCCGGAATTCATCGCGTACTTTTTTCGCTGCGTTTTCTTTTTTTGCGCTATCTGCAAAGCCAGAGACTTCCATCATTCCCATAAACGTAGTTTCTACATCGATTGCCTTATCCCAGATTTCGATACCAGCAATGTCTGCGCGAACCTTAGATGCCTTTTGTATATCCACATCATGATCGGTTACTGCTTTTACAGAGTAGGTTAATAGGAAATTTTGCAACATATTCAAGTTCCTTTTAAGTTTAAAATAAACAATAAAATCGGATAGTTAACCGAAAACCTGAAAGGTTCGTAGTTAACGGATTAGTATTGATCAGCTAGAACAAGATTTGGAAAGGATATCTTCAAATCATGCTCTTTTTATCATTTGGTGATGATATATTTGTCTTTCTTGCATGAGGAAGATGGAGGCGGATTTTGAAAATAGATCAAGATTATCTCAAAGGTTTACTTGAAGCATTTGAAGCATCTGAAACGCCCATTACCGATATTATGAAGCTGGAAGAGCTTGGGTTCGATTATGAAGAGCATAAATTTGTTTTTCACATGAGGTTGCTTGATGACAAGAATCTAATCTCGCAGAGTGATGGGACCTCTGGTTTTGGCGCAGTTGAGTCAATGGATGGCGAGGTTCACTGGGCTGTGGTACCACTCAGGCTAACTGCTGGTGGTCATGATTTTCTTGATGCGTTAAGGAATAAAGAGGTTTGGGCAACAGTCAAAACAGGGTTCAAGGACGCTAGCATCGGGACTCTTGTTTCTGTCTCAAAAAAACTTTTAGATCGTGCTTTGCAAAAGCAATTAAATAAATATTTTGGTGACTAACAAATGAGACCGCCTCCTGGCGGTTTTTTTATTGGAGCAACCAATGATAATCACACCCGATGCCACTGTCATTGGTGGCACCAATATGCGCGGCATATCAGTACCCGACGCTATCGTGATTGGCGGCCAGAATAAAGCGCCAGTCGACACGATATTCATCCAGAACGACAGCAACAAAACGCCCACATCCCCGTGGTATGTCACTCAGGTAGACAGCACCCACTACACCATGCTGAACGCTACCGCACCAAAAGGTTGGCAATACCTAGGCGCATTCCTCGTCAGCGGTGAAACCGGTTCTCAAATTGGGCGCGCAGACGGCGCGGTCTGGACGATATCTAACCCCAGTATGGTGCAGCATATCAGCACCTCCGCTGGAGGTCAGGCGGCTGTTAGTATCCTCACTGCCGGAACATGCACACTGACGGTTAAGCTGCGCGATATGGTTTCAACGCTGGTGATAACCGCCGTCTAACAACACGCTCAATGAAATGAGAGGTAGCTATGTCTGAGTCATTAACCATAACGCGAACGCCCGTCCGGATTACAGACGGCACGAACAGCGGGCACGTAACGGTCGCTGAGGGGTTTATTGAGTATGCTGATAGCGCCGATTCAAATGCCTGGCATCAGGCCGGTCGCGTCCTGAATGTATACGCTCCGTGGGTGTTATGGCTGCGCGTTGCATCAGGTGCAGAGGCTGAGGTGGTAGTGACAAAACACACAGGTTAAGCCCATGCAGATTGGCCAGTTAAATCGACCGCGACCACCACAAAGTTTTTTGAATGAATTTCATCCCCACATCAGCCTGACCCCCGCTAATGAAATTCATGAGTGGATCACTGAACACATCCTCAGTGAATACGGGTTACTGCACAATCCTGAGCATCTCCACCTACAGCACGCCGATATTCGATTTATGTGGGCATCAAGCGCTTTCACTAAACGCGGCAGAACTGTGCTGGGTCAGGCTGAGGAGATCACCATGCGGGCAGGTGGCTGGCAAAAGGCGCGTATGCAGCAACAGATGCATGAGTGGTTCGGATATGTTCCCCGCTTCATCATAACGCTGGCTGCAGACTACTGCTGTGAATGCAGTGACCTCGATTTCTGCGCTCTCATAGAACATGAGCTTTATCACATAGCACAGGCGCGGGATGAATTCGGTGCACCTAAATTCAATTCAGAGGGGCGACCAGTTATGACAATGCGCGGGCATGACGTTGAGGAGTTCGTTGGTGTTGTTCGCCGATATGGTGCCAGCGCTGACGTTCAGCAATTGGTGGAAGCCGCAAGTCAGCCCGCTGAGGTGGCACAGCTTAATGTAGCCAGAGCCTGTGGAACGTGCCTGATGAAACTGGCGTAAATTTTAGAATGCTTTGGAAGAATGGTGAAATATGGCTGCATTAAAACCAGAGGTGAAAGCCTTCATCATTCAGTCACTTGCATGCTTTGATTCGCTAGCGATTGTTGCTGAGGCCGTCCAAAAACAATTTGGTATTAAAGTTACACCTCAACAGATTGAATCACACGATCCTACAAAGGCCAGCGGCAAGGGGCTTGCAAAAAAGTGGGTCGCTCTGTTTAACAGCACACGCGCCCGGTTTCAGACCGAAATATCTGACATCCCGATTGCCAATAAATCTTATCGTCTACGCACGCTTGATCGCATGATGACCAAGGCCGAAAAAATGCAGAATCTTGCGCTGGCCGCATCACTGATGGAACAGGCAGCCAAAGAGGTTGGGGAAGCCTACACCAATCGGCAGAAGTTTGAGCACACCAGCCCCGATGGCAGCATGGCATCAAAACCAACCGTGATTCAGCTTTTACCCGTTGAGCCTAAGCATGAGTGACGCCGTACAACTTCCGATCCCCGCCAAACTTGCCCCGCTGTTTACTGCGGTAGGTAAACGCTATCGCTGTTCACATGGTGGGCGCGGCAGTGCAAAGACACGCACGTTTGCCTTGATGACAGCCGTCAGGGCATATCAAGCGATGATGAACCGTGAGAGCGGCGTGATCCTTTGTGCGCGTGAGTTCATGAACTCACTGGAGGAGTCGAGCATGCAGGAGGTTAAGCAGGCGATCCTCTCCGTCCCATGGCTGGCGTCTAACTTTGACATTGGTGATAAATACATCCGTACCATCGACAAAACGGTGACATATGTTTTCTCTGGTCTGCGGCACAACCTGGACAGCATCAAGTCGAAAGCGCGTATTCTACTGTGCTGGGTTGATGAGGCTGAGTCAGTCAGTGAAATCGCCTGGCAGAAGCTTAGCCCTACAGTCCGTGAAGAAGGTTCGGAGATTTGGGTAACGTGGAACCCGGAGCGCGGCGGCAGTGCTACCGATAAGCGGTTCCGCAAAGAGACTGGTGACGATTGCATAACTGTAGAGATGAATTACACGGATAATCCCTGGTTTCCTGACGTGTTGGAGAGGGAGCGCCAGAACGATGAGCGTCGCCTCGATCCGGCAACTTATGCCTGGGTATGGGAGGGCGCATACCTCGAAAACTCAGACAAGCAGGTGCTGGCTGGCAAATACCGTGTTGCTGAGTTCTCAGACAATCTGTGGAAAGAGGCGGAGCGGCTTTTCTTTGGTGCTGACTTCGGTTTTGCCAAAGACCCCAACACATTGACGCGCTCATTTATCCTGCACAACCGGCTCTATGTTGAGTACGAAGCCTACGGACAGCAAACCGAACTCGACCACATGCCCGCTCTATATGACACCATCCCCGGCGCACGCGATTGGCCCATCAAAGCTGACTCAGCCCGCCCGGAAACAATCAGCTATCTCAGGCGCCAGGGATTCAATATTTCTGCGGCCGAGAAGTGGCAGGGCAGTGTAGAGGATGGCATCGCCCACCTGCGCGGCTTTGATGAAATCATTATCCACCCACGCTGTAAGAACGTGGCGCGTGAAGCCCGAATGTGGTCCTACAAAACTGACCGCATTACCGGCGAGGTATTACCGAAACTGGCAGATGGAAATGAACACTGCTGGGATGGCATTAGATACGGTCTTGATGGACACATTAAACGCAAGGCTCAGACGATGGGTATGATGATTCCTAAGCGCCTGCAGGGTCGTTAAAACTTTTTGTGGTTAGTACCGAAAATACCCTTTTCGCTATGATTTTAGGCTATGCATTTTCAGGCCAGTTTTATGCACGGTTTATGCAGCCGGATTTCAGCTCTGCCGCGAGGAAATCATAGATAAATGACCCTTTCATTATGAATTGCACGTGAGTGACATTTCTGAAAGGCGGGTAACAGCCATTATGTTAAAAAGGGGCCGGTTGGCCCCGAAACTACTGTTTGTAGCCTTAACCTCGAGCGTTCCGACCTGGTTCATCTTCTGGTACTCGATAGCGCCAGTAGAAGCCTGAACGAACCCAGACAACGTTATCTGCTGTTAATTTTTTAAAAGCGTTCAACAACGGTAAATTAAGTACCTGATTACCGTCAGTGTTCTCAGTTAAAAAAACCTCTTGTTTTGACCTAATCAGGAAATCGACAACATCATCCTGATAAAGGCAGCCTTCGGAGGCTAACGCATTAACCATCCAGGTGGCTACTTCTTCATTCGTCATCTGTTACTGGCTTTAAAGATGATTCTGGAAAGCGACCACTCTCCAGTTTTTTTCCTGCAAACCACTGACAATCATAGTTGCCCCCATTACCTGCTGAAGGAGTGGACCTTACCGTCATTTTGGGGCCGCCTGAATTGATTTGAACTATGTCACCAACTTTAAACTTAGCGCTCATTTAAAAAACCCTCCATTGTATAAGCATTTTTAATATGTATTTTTTTGGGGTCATGTTCAATAGGCGGGAATTAAAATGCCAATTCTGTCGCGGCAATCCAAAACTGAAGGTCGCTTCTACGGCTTTTTTATTGCCTGAAATCCACCAGCGGAAAAATTATGACTGATAAATTAACACTCGCCGTCAATCACGCGCTGAATGACGTCAGGATGGCCCGTGCGCGCGCAATAGCATTCAACCCTGGCATGGGGCAGGATACAAAGCGCGAGAGCGCATGGTGCGAATATGGCTTTAAAGAAAACCTGACTTTCGATGATCTGTACAAACTTTACCGGCGTGGCGGCATTGCTAACGGCGCAGTAAATAAGCTGGCTTCCAATTGCTGGAAAACAAACCCGCAGGTTATTGAGGGCGAGCAGTCCGACGAGTCGCGAGAGGTGACCCCTTGGGAGCGTGGCAGCAACCAGGTATTTAACCACCGATTCTGGCGCACATTCGCTAAGGCCGATGTCAGGCGGCTGGTGGGGCGCTGGGCTGGCATCCTGCTGCACGTCAAAGACAGCAAGGCGTGGATTGAGCCAGTTGTTAAAGGTAAAGCGCTGCAGAAAATCACGCCTGTCTGGGCAAGCGCGTTGAAGGTTGCCACCCGAGATAGTAATGGCGCTATCACGATGTGGCAGTACACAGAGACGCTATCGGACGGCAGCACTGCACAGCGTAAGATTCACCCTGACCGCGTTCTGATAATCGGCGATATGTCAGATGACGAGATCGGTTTTCTGGAGCCAGGTTATAACGCTTGCGTCAGCCTGGAGAAAGTCGAAGGCGGCTCAGGTGAGTCGTTTCTGAAGAATGCGGCGCGTCAGCAAAGCATCAACTTCGACAAAGAGGTCGATTTCAAAAATCTGGCCTCACTGTATGGCGTCACGGTGGATGAACTGCAGGAGCGTTTTAACGAAGCCGCACGCGAACTAAATCGTGGTAATGACACGCTACTGATTACTCAGGGCGCACAGGTCACATCGATGGTTAATGCCGTCTCTGACCCGGAGCCCACCTATGAGGTGAATCTAAAGACATTTTGCGCCTCGGTTGATATTCCCTCGCGCATCATCGTTGGCAACCAGTCAGGGGAGCGGGCCAGTACTGAGGACCAGATTTATTTCAACAGTCGCTGCCAGTCACGCCGGGGTGATCTGTCGTTCGATATTGAGGATATGGTCGATAAGCTCATAGGCCTGCAAATTATCAAACCGGTGGCAAAATTTAGCATCGTCTGGGATGAGCTAAACGAGCAATCGCCCTCTGACAAACTCGAAAGCGCCAGCAAAATGAGCAGCATCAACCAGACCGCTCTCGCCTCCGGGGAGCAGGTGTTCACGGTTGATGAAATCCGTGTTGCAGCAGGTTATGAGCCTGGCGGGGGTAAACCGCTGCCGGAGGATGACGATGACGAAGAGGAGTAAAAAACCCAAGTCAGCAATCCTGCCCAGCAACAAAACAGACCCGACCGGCATTGATAAGTTAGAGCGCAAGGCGATGAAAGATTTCGCCAGACGCATCAAGAAGGTCGAAAAAATTTATAAAGACGCCCTTGAGCGATTCCCGGCATCCCTCGCCATTAACGCCCGCTATGAATACCAGCTCGATCCGTTTCTGCTGAGCATGGTTCTCAACGACGCCAGCATTCTCACCGAGGCCGTGCTGGTGGAGGGAGACCAGAACAACAACTGGTTCGGTGAAAATTACGTTGAAGTTGCCGTAGTACGCGGGACCGCCCAGACATTTGCCAACCTGTCCCAGCAGTCAGCAACCTACCTGGCTGACAGGCAGTCCCTCCAGTCCCTGCTCATGAGTGAACCCTATCAGCGACGAATGACGCTGGTTTACACGCGCGTTTTTGAGGAGATGAAAGCGTTATCAGCGGAAGTTAAACGCAACATGGCGCGGGTGCTAACTGAAGGCATTGGACGCGGGCTTCCCCCCTCAGTGGTGGCTAAAAACCTTACCGCTCAGGTTGGCATTGAAACGCGTCGTGCCAAAACCATCGCCAGAACGGAGCTGACTACCGCACTGCGGCGTGCCCGCTGGGATGAGGCTGACGAGGCCACGCGAGATTTGGGCCTGAATATCCGGTTATTGCATTACTCAGCACTCAGCCCCACAACGCGACAGTCGCATGCCATCCGACATGCTCACATTTACACGATTGAGGAGGTCAGGCGGTGGTATGCCATCGGAGCCAATGCGATCAACTGCAAATGCTCTCAGGTTGAAGTGCTGGTGGACGCTAAGGGCAATCCGCTTAACTCAAAAATTATTGAGATGGCCCAGGGGGAATACAAAAGATACATGGCACTCGCCGCCAACCATTCACATCACTGCTGCGGCCACCAGCACGCAGCCTAACTGAGACATAACCATGCCTATGCAGATTAACGTCACCACCAGGGTGAACAATCAGTCTATTCGCCGCGAAACGCACAATGGTCGCCCGCATCTGGTGCTGCCGAGCTACACGCCATCAGGTGCAATCCCCATCGAGATACGTGATTGCTACGACTGAGGAACTCGACGCCACGCGCTGGATAATCACTGAAAAGCAGCCTGGCAGTGATGGCACTACCGCCCTGAGCCTCGCGGAGTACAACGACCTGATTTACCCCTGATTAATACACCCATCACAAAGCCAGCCACGTGCTGGCTTTTTTTATGGAATGAATATGGCTACCCAACCAACCAAAAATCCAGTACCCAGCGAATCCCCCCGCGACCTGAAATTTAACGCCGGTAAAATCGATGAGTTCGTCACGTCACCCTCTGGAGAATATACAGATCGTCTCGGTGGCAGTCATAAAACCATACGCGGAATGGAGGCGGATTTTGAGAACCAGCTCAGCAGCCAATCTGACCGGTTTAATACCCAGCTCAGCGGACAGGCAGAGCAGTTCACCAACCAAATCACCAGCCAATCCGATCAGTTCAATTATTTCATTCAAAACTCGGGCTATGAAGTGGTTGGCGACTATAAAGATGGCCCGCTCACAATCAATTCGTACAACCAGATTATTCGTTATCAGGGGGAGTTCTATAAACTCACTGGCGCAACAGAAATCCCTTGGACGACTACCGGCAATGATGCCAACAGCTGGGCCATTGACTCTGCGCAGCTGGTGGGCGTTGCAGATGCCGCGCTGCGTCAGGAGCTGGCCGGTAATGATGGGCTGAAACAGATTGGTCAGTGCCCCGACATCATAACCCTGCGCGCAACTGAACCCGAGATGGATGGGCAGCGCATCTTTGTACGTGAATATACCATCGGCACAGGCAAAGGCGGCGGCACGTTCGTTTACTGGCAGGACGACACCACATCGACAGACGATGGCGGGTATATCATCGTTACCAAAGGCGGTAAGCGCTGGAAACGTAATTGCACCCCTGACATGTTAAATGTGACGCACTACGGCGCGGTAATGGATGGTGTGACAGACGATATGCCAGCAGTGAAACGGATGCATTACGGCATGCAGGGACAGTCAGGTAATTCTGTTGGAGTACGAACACCGGCCGGTGAGATAGCCCTGAGTTCTACATTCGACATTTCGGGCGAGGCTGAGCAGGGCACATTCCGATTCCGTGGGCCTGATGTTGAATATGGTGCTGTACCACTTACCCGCGTTTACTTTTTTGATAAGACGTCAACCACACCCGTTTTTCAGGTTAATGCGCGCAGGATGGAGATCAGCGGTCTGCATTTGATCGGCAAGGATACTGTCACACCATTTTATAAAAACGTTTGTCCTGCTGGTCAGTACATTCGCGTTAAATCTTTTCGCTGCAACGATACTGGTGGTCTGGTGTTTGATGTTCAGGACACCATTGATACCAAATTTGACCAGATTTACTGCTCAAAAGCGTCAGGCGGATTTTTACGGGCAGGCTGGTCGAACACTGAAAAGGGCGGCTGGAACCACTCCACAGCAATAGAAATTACAAACAGCAACTTCTCAAGCAATACGACTGTTGATGTACTTCAATTGATTCGTTGCGGTCAGAGCCTGATGTACAACGTCTGGTTTTCTAATAACGAGTACACCTACGACATTTCACAAGGTGGGTGGATTCTGAATACCGTCATAATGGAGAACTCCACCTATCCGGCTAAAACAAAATGGGCAAAAACAGTTGAATTCAACTGCCGTTACGCTCAGGGCGCAACGCTTGATGATACTTTATCTGGCTATACGCCGGACATGGATAATGGAAAGAGCCTGCCTCCTTCGGTAACAAACGCAATGGATCAGGGCCGCACCAGTATTACAGCTACAGGTGCATCCATGCGATCTGGTTTGGCTGCATATTTTACTTACTCAGACACAGTTTTAAAAAATTCTAACAATGCTGAGACATGGTTCTATGTCGGGCGCATCGTACTGCCTGTACTGGGCCACACAGCGATAGTGCGTTTTTTGGGTGCATCCGGTTGGGAAACCACGGCGACGCCTGTCACACGCCCAGGCTCAACGAATTTCGGCGGCGGTGAAGCTCGTTTGTATGTTGAGATGAAAAAACCTAACGAAGCTACTACCGGCACAATAGAAGCCCACTGGCATGGCGAGGGTGGTACGCCCGTCAAAGAGATCAGGATTGTACATAGCTGGCAGACCATACACATCTACGTGAAGGTCGCACAATATGCGCGGGCAACCGGAGTTTTCATTGAAACGAACAGTATCCCGCGCATGAATTCTGGTTCGCCATTTTATTTTGTACCTTCAAACTCGCAATTATCCAATGTTGACGACATTGCCAACAACGTGACTGTACCAAGGCGCTGGGCCATAAACTCTGGCACATATGGCGGAAATGGGTTCGGCATGGATTTGGATTCGGGTGACTTGCTTTTAGACTCCTCCAGTGTGAAATCTGTATCTGCAACGGACTGGATATCTATTTTTATTAATGGTCAAAAGCGATACATGCAGTATCAGGAGTTTAATGATGCTATTCGCTTTCCTCGTTACTCATACGCAGAACTGCCAGACCCAACTAAAACCACTTACGGAATGTGTTTCTGCATCGATACGACACGTACGCCAAAAATGCAGATGCTGTACGCGTCAAATGATGGGATGTGGTATCCAGTTAATAATCCTTCTGATCCGTGGAAACCAGTTTAATGACATTTACAGCAAAGTTTATTCCTGATGAGTCAGTCATTGGTGGGTTGGACATGCCTGATGCACAAGGTTATTACGATGTTGAGTTTGAGTTTATTGATGTTATTGAAATTACCGAAACTGATCCTCAACAGTTAGTGTGCTGTTATTCGATGGCATTGGATGGAGTGAGACTGAATTACCGTTTTCGTTTTGGATATGCTTTCGATGGGAACAATGCAACATCTGAGAAAGCTGAGGCTGCATTAAAAAACTACCTAAATGAGATGTATGTGGCTGCTGGTGGCTAAAACAGTCCACTAGTAAAGGGGTGGTCGTTAAATTCATTTAATATCAACAATTTAGATCAATCGATCTGTGTCGCCGATCAATATCGCATTATTGATCGGTACAACCAGTTATGACTGAGAAGAGGGGGGGTATATTTTATTGCTGTTAGAGGAGGCTAACGTATTATGGAAAGGAAGACTGTATGGAAGCTGATGCTAATGGGGTGCGCTTTAATCTGGATAGTTACTATTCTGGGTTTAAATAAAATAATTAGTTTCCTTTATTCATTTTGCTTTATTATCTGATTTCGCCAACACCAGCCCGGCTTATGCCGGGTTTTTTTATTATGCAGTGCATCCAATAAAAATTATTTGGAAGGCGTGCCGCAAATCTGATTTCCGAACATTCAAAAATCAATTGGATGGGTTACATTGAGGCTTCACTAAATAGGAGGAACTCCATGGGAAATGGATTTGAGGAGCAAGCATACGATGCAGCATGTATGGCTATGGGAGCTGCTGTCTGGCAGCTTGTGAGCACATCGGAAAATGTGACGCCCGAAACTATCGCTAACATGATTCTGACGCTCTCTGAGCGTCATGATGACTTAGCGGTAAGTATTGCATTGTCGGTGCTGTTACAGGAATAGAAAAGCCCCGGCTACGGGGCATCCAGTCTTACACAAAATCAAGCACATGTCCCTATATGATTCTTTATACAATGAATTTAAGCTAGCCAAACCGGTTAATATGAGAAAAATTCAAAGAACCTTCTCAAATCTTATTTTGACTCTACTTTTATTAATTCAGGGTTTGAGCTGAAAATGTTAATATCTAATGTAGATACTAAACATGAGTGAGAATCAAGCCGAAGATACATTTTATCTTTTTTCTTTTCACCGCAGTCTGACACAAACGTAGAATCTGCAAGTAAAGCAATTTTGAAAAGTGGGCCTGAAGCATAGGCAACTGAAAGAATAAAGGGAAGAATAATAGGTATAATATAAAAAGAGCGCATTGAAAAAAAGTAAAATTTAGATTCAGTTATTTTCTTTTTAACGTTTGATGTCATGAAAATAGAGCTGAGAGATAAAAATTGCAAAAGTGTAAGCATGAAGAAACTTAAGAAAAGAATGATTGCAAATACGAGAATAAGTGATAAGGGGAAAGCTAAGACTGCTGGGGAGAACTTTAAATGCTCCTCTACTGCCCCAGTTTGATAACTAAGTATTTTAAGTGAGATTGTGTAAGAAATAAACCATAGAACAATGTTGTAAAACTTGATTACATATATATTTTTGGCTATTTTAAGTGTGCTTGGCAATATAGGGCGTATCATAAAAAAGCTTATAATAAACATAACGGTAAAGCTAAGGTATTCATGCTTAGTATACAAGAGGAAAAAAATAGTTAACCAAGCTATTAACTCGAGGCATTTTTTCCACCGAGTGTGTAACCATTGAATAATTAAAGATGTAGGATGCATGCTTTCTCCTTATGCTTTTTTAAGCAATGATTTTTAAATGGTAAGGGTTTAATATCCGTCACTGGATATTAAACCAGTTTTTTTCATCTTTCATAGCAGACACGTGTCTGTACTTAGTCCGCTTCATGTAATGAGTAAGCATTACACTAGTAGCGAATTATACTACTATGAGCAATAACAAATGCGTCTACGTGACGCATACGCAGGCTTTATCAGATTCACCTCTTCAGGCTTAAAAGTCTGTCAGAATGGAGCATTTCAATGGCCTTTCAGAGCCCCGCCCAGAACTACACTGAAACGCGCCTTAATCTGGGCGATCTCGTTCATCTTTCCCCTTATTCAACCTATCTTATGCGCAGCGAAAGCGATTGTCCCGGTGCCGGGATTGTGAAAGGGTCCGTGCTGGCAATCGATCGGGCGCTGACACCAGCGCATGGCCAGCTTATAGTTGCTGAGTTTGACGGAGAGTTAACGCTGAGGCGCCTGCTGCTCAATCCTGCTCCTGCTCTGCAGGCGCTGGACGCAGACGAGACGGTAACGCTGCTGGATGTGAGTCAGGCACTTCCCGTATGGGGTGTCGTCGCTTATGCCCTTACCGATGTGGCCGGGGTGGGATTCAACGGACCGGCAGGGGAGTAGTCATGTTCGCGCTGGCCGACGCCAATAATTTTTACGCATCCTGTGAAACCGTATTCAGGCCCGACCTGCGTGGCAAACCAATTGTCGTTGTGTCCAACAACGATGGCTGCGTCATCGCACGCTCAGCGGAGGCAAAGCGCATGGGCATCAAAATGGCCGCTCCGCTGTTTAAAAATGAGCGTTACTTCCGTGAGAACGGCGTTCACGTATTCAGCTCCAACTATGAGCTGTACGGCGACATGTCAGCGCGCATGATGGCGATTTTGGGGGAGATGGCTGCAGGACAGGAGGTTTACTCTATTGACGAGTGTTTTCTTGATGTCACCGGAATTAGCAGCCTGACGCCTCTTGAGACATACGGCCAGCAGATGCGCGAGCGTATCCGAAGAGAGACCGGGCTGATAATTGGCGTGGGATTTGGGCCGACTAAAACGCTTGCCAAACTTGCCAACCACGCGGCAAAAAAGTGGTCAAAGACGAATGGCGTAGTTGATCTGTCTGACAGAAACCGGCAGCGAAAACTCCTGCATCTGACTGATGTCAGCGATATCTGGGGAATTGGTCAGCGTATTAGTAAGCGGCTGAACCAGTTGGGAATAACAACGGCCCTGCAACTTGCAGACAGCAACATCAGCATGATAAGGAAAAATTTTGACGTTATCGTTGAACGCATCACACGTGAGCTAAACGGTGAGTCCTGCATTGCACTTGAGGATGCGCCACCGCCTAAACAACACATACTGAATTCACGATCATTTGGCGAGAGAGTAACAAAACTGGAAGACATGCAGCAGGCTATCGTGCTGTATGCCACGCGAGCGGCAGAGAAGCTCAGGGAGCAGAGTTCGCGCTGCCGCCATATTAGCGTGTCAGTTGCTACCGGCAGGCACGGCGATGAGCCGCGATATTCAAATACTGCATCGTGCATCCTCGACTATCCGACCAATGATACGCGGGATATTATTGAATCAGCGCTTCGCGGGCTTAGCACTATCTGGCGTGATGGCTTTCGGTATGCCAAAGCAGGGGTGATGCTGGGTGACTTTTACCAGTCAGGCATGACGCAGTTTGATATGTTCAGTGAGCAGCAACCGCGTGCGAATGCAGACGCTCTAATGGCAGCGCTGGACGGTATCAATCGCTCAGGTAAAGGCAAAATCTGGTTTGCAGGGCAGGGAGAGCGCGCCAGCTCATGGCAGATGAAGCGTGAAATGCTGTCACCACGCTACACAACAAGGATAAAAGATATTCTAAGAATAAAATAACTTTAACTGATAAAGGAAGGTGGAACGGACATGATTTAGTTTAAGGTCCGCTATGTTCCAGAAGCGGACATTGCTTACATCATTGTAAGTTTATTTATGAAAAAAATGCAAAAAGCTAAATCCTTTGTTTATTAATTACTTAAAACATGCTATATAAGTTCACAAGCTTACTATAAGGTAGTGTTATCATTATAAATTAAGCAAGCGGTTTTAGGCCTTGGAACGTGAGTCAAGTATCAATCATTGTTAAGAATGTTGTATAGTTATAACATCGAAAATTATTTATGATTATAATTTCATTATTTGAATAAGGTGAATGGTTACTAATTGATAGTTACATATTGACGACAAGCTTAAATTAAAGAGTGCATAACATGAGTAAAGACTGGCAAATGTTAAAGAAATCCCTTTTCTATCCATTCGATGCTATAAGAAAAAATAAAATAGAATTTTTTATTTGGGTCGTTTTTACAGTTGTCTGCGGGCAAATGGGGATTATTGCAAATATAATAATAAGATATTATTCACATTCGATACCACTAGGTCAGTCTATTTACATAGAGGGTTCATCAGGGAGTTTTTACACATTTTCTATTGCATTAATAGCCTCTGCTCTTGGTCCTATGTTTGTAAGTTTCTTTAGTTCTAAACTTGAGTTTAAAACAATAAAGATTATATCAATAATATTATTGATAATTTTCTTGCAATTGTCAGGGATAATATATGCTGCCACACAATCAAAGGATTTAACCCTGCCAAGCTCTAATGAGTTAACAGTCGGTCTAACTCAGCCTATAATTTATGTTATTTCTATAGTTTTAGTCGGCTATACATTTGGCGTGTTAAAACTTAACGCTACTGCACATACAGATATAAATGATGAAAGTTATATAGAAAAAGAAGATGCAACAGTTACAACCCAGGCAATGGCAACCAAGGAAGTAACTGATGATGGTAAAGGAGTTGTGATATGAAATTAAAATATATTGAAGTTAACCAACCAATCGGTACATTCTATTTAACATCAATAAGAGCCATTGACTTACTCGATATAGTTAGAGTCGATCGTCGTAGAGATTTCGAGTTTGGTGTGCAAAGGGATATTTCGTCATCAAGAGTTTCAGAAATCGCAAAGTACACTAGTGAGCCAGATGCGACTTTCCCAACACCGATCATAATTTCCGTCGATGATTCATCCAATATAAAAATGGATGATACCTATTTTTACTTTGAGTCTGAAGTGGTTATAGGTGATGTGATCGATGGCCAGCATAGGTTATGGGGGATTAAAAATTCCTCTAATGCTAAGCTTTTTGATTTACCAGTTGTTTTAATGTTTGATCTTACTGATGAAGAAAAAGCCTATGTTTTCTCAATCATTAATAGTAAACAAACTCGTGTAAACCCATCAATTGTATATGATTTATTTTCACTTGCAGAACGTAGGAGTCCCCAGAAAACATGCCACGAAATTGCGAGAGGAATGAATAGTAATCCTGATTCCCCTTTTTATAAAAAGCTAAAAATGCTGGGGAGAAAGGAAATAAACCAAGATAATGCATCATTATCACAAAGCACTTTCATAAAATATCTTATCCAACATATTTCAAAAAAACCTGATGATGATGCAAGAATGTTAAAAATGGATATGCCGTTAATTCCAAATAGTCAGTGTATATTCCGCGATTATTTTATTGAAGAGAATGACGCTGTAATTCAAAAAATAATGTTGAATTTTTTTAATGCTATTCATTATGTCTATCCAGTTGAGTGGAATACACCAAGGGAGTTTTATTTAAGTAAACTCACCGGGTATGCGGCATTAATGAAGGCCTTCCCTGTAATATACTTAAAGGGTATTAAAGAAAAGAGATTGGATTATGATTTTATGCTGGGTGAAGTTAGTAAAATAAAAAGAAATCTTGCAGTTAGAGGTGTTTTTTTTAAAGCGGGGGAGTTTGGAACCAATGAGTCTGAAATAAATCGGCTTGCAAAACTTATTGTTGATTCATGTGGTTAAGTAAATTGCCTGCGCGGGGGGGGGCTCCCCCCAACTATTTTTTCTCGAATGTGAAAAAACTTGCTGGAAATTTAATTTATTAAAGTTAATAAATCGTTTTAATAAAACAGATTTAGTTTGTGACACATCAGATTAGTTATGCTGTGCGTTAGGAAATGAGATAATCCAAATCCGCGCTGTGGATAGCTTTGTTCTGAAAAAATCGCTAAGACCCTGAAAATGATTGGAGAAACAGATTTTAATGTCCGCTTTTCGCTCATTACAGACTAAAGCAGTGGTAAAATTTTGAGACGGTACAGATAAATCCCAAGCCACCTATTTATTCTGCGGGGTGGATTTTGTGAAGATAGGGCATCATCGGAGCGGCAACTTAACGTCAGGCATAAAAAAAACCGCGTTACACGGTTGCAAGACTTTCAATTAGGGTAATCCATCTGTCAGCATTAGCTGACGCAAGTGATGATACAGACATTAAGATAATTAGAAAATAAGCATTCAACAGTTATCGCCTATAGCATCGTTGCAAGATCCTTTTAGCTACGGGCATAAAAATCCCCGATGATGGGACGGTTATATGCCGCGCCTATGTTTGCATACTGCGGCGTGAAAGATTTGAGATAAGTTGACCATAAAATAAACCGCTAGCCTAAAAATCTAGCATCCTCAAAGGCTTTACAATTCTGTGCCCCGTTTCAGCTTGATCAAATCCACTGATTGATAATACTGTTTGTTTATACAGTAATGTTATGGGGGGTATTATGCCACGCGACTACGAAATCATGATGGCTTTCAGGCAAGCGATTAAGCGCGATGCCGAAGGCCGATTCACTATTAGTACACTCGACTTTGTAAAAGAGCTTGGCCAGATGAACTGGCATTACACTCTCAATTCTGCGAATAAGTGGATAGAGACACATACGACTACGTTCCGTGATATTTCACCTAAAGACGGTGATGAGCGAGTGTTTCAGGTGTTCAATCCGAACGGTGGTATGTGATGTTCGCATTGATTGATGTGAACTCATTCTATGCAAGTTGCGAAACAGTATTTCGTCCTGACTTGCGCGGTAAACCAGTGGTCGTACTGTCGAATAACGATGGATGTGTCATTGCACGTTCCGCAGAAGCTAAAAAGTTGCAGGTGCCGATGGGAGCACCTTACTTCAAGCTTAAAGACGAATTCAGAAAGCATGGCGTCCATATCTTCAGTTCCAACTATGCACTTTATGCTGACATGTCGAACAGGGTAATGACCACACTTGAGGGTATGGCCCCAGCAGTGGAAATTTATTCAATCGACGAAGCGTTTATGAATCTCGGCGGCATGAGCCGTATCGAATCACTGGAAGACTTCGGACGCCGGGTTAGGGCGCGTATTAAGCAAGAAACACATCTCATCGTAGGTGTTGGCATTGCGCCAACCAAGACCTTGGCAAAGTTAGCAAATCACGCTGCAAAAAAGTGGTCAAAGACAGGCGGCGTACTTGATCTGTCGAATATTGAGCGTCAAAAGAAATTGATGGCGCTGGTGCCGGTTGAGGATGTCTGGGGTGTTGGCCGTCGCATAAGCAAGAAGCTGAATGCTATGGGGGTCATTACCGCGAAAGATCTGTCAGAGCAAAGCACTTACATCATCCGTAAGCATTTTAACGTAGTGCTGGAGCGCACCGTAAGAGAACTGCGCGGGGAGCCATGCCTGGAGCTCGAAGAATTTGCACCAACTAAACAGCAGATAGTGTGCTCGCGTTCATTCAGTTCACGCATAACTGAATACATTTACATGCGTCAGGCTGTTTGCTCTTTCGCAGAGCGGGCAGCCGAAAAGCTGAGAAAAGAAAGGCAGTTCTGTAAGCAGATAGCAGTATTTGTCCGAACCAGTCCGCACGCAGAGGGCGAGGTCTTTTATGGCAATCAGGCCTCGCGAAAGCTGCTTACACCCTCTAACGACACTCGCGATATCATCCGTGTTGCTATGGACGCACTTGATGACATATGGGTAGACGGACACCGTTATATGAAAGCAGGTGTGATGTTAGGCGACTTTTTCAGCCAGGGTGTGTCACAGCTCAATCTGTTTGATGAGTACCGGCCACAGCCTAATAGCGAAGCTCTGATGCGAGTAATAGATGGTCTAAATCAGAGCGGGAAGGCCAATTTATTTTTTGCGGGGCAGGGGATTGAAAGGTCATGGGCTATGAAGCGAGAGATGCTTTCACCAGCTTACACGACCCGTTTTGCAGACCTGCCAGTCGTAAAATGAGCGTAGCTGTTGTTAACCTGTTACCACTGCCAATCTGAGATTTGTAATGAGTAAAATTCATACAGAGTTGCGAAAAAAGTCTTCCCCAAAACTCAATGCAAGCTATTGGATTTTATAGCGTTTATTTCCTTTGGTAAAGTACATGAAAAGCAATATTTTCTTGCTTTTTATTCAACAAAATCAGTTAGATAACACTGTTTTGCAAGAATAATGCTGCGTCACATGGAGTGGTTCGAAGCGGCTGACCTGATTGTTAAAGGTGTTGAAGGCGCAATCGCTAACAAGACCGTGACTTACGATTTCGAACGCCTGATGGATGGCGCTAAACTGCTGAAATGTTCAGAGTTTGGTGACGCGATCATCGAAAATATGTAA